TTATCTGCTCCGCCAATAAATGATTTCCAATCTAATAATCTTGACATTTTAGGTATCTCCTGTAGGAATATGGTCTACTATACTGTGGTATTGTAGCCTTTTGTTGTATTACTATTTATCCTTTTTTTGTATTTTACTTGTTTTATGGTGCTGGGTTATCTTCGTTGTATGGTGATATTTCTTGCCAGCCATAATGTTGCCAAGTTAAGAAGCCATCTAAGTCTTCATTACTTGTTCCTGCTAAAAACCAATCTATCATTTGTTGATTAGTTATACTTGCTACAGGTATAAAACTCTCGGGTAAATCTTGACTTTGTAAATAATGATAATCCAAACTTCTTGTTTCGTCTATGCTTATAGTTTGTGTATCATCTGCGGCATCAACAGCATCTATAGTGATTGTTACTTTAGTGATTAATGGTGTCGAATCATTAATACTTCTTGGTTTTTGATAACCTTGTTTGTAAGTGTATGTTTTATTCCAAGTGTGAACTGCCATCTTTATACCTCTGCTAATCTGTGAAAACTGTATTCAACATTTTGTAAGAACCTTGTGCCACCATCGCCTTGTGCTAAAATATACAAGTTAGTAGGAACTGTATTAGCACTGGTTTTTCTAAACATTACTGTCAACTGAGCAACTGAGTTAGTGCTTTGAAAACGTGCTATACTACTCCAGTTCTCCGAAGCAGTTGAATGATACTGAGCATTGCCTGTGCTTGTTCCCCCACTTGTTGTGCTACTTAATGGTAAAGTTGGCGAGTTGCTGTTGTTTGTATATTCTATATCACTACGCAAATCAAAACTTACTCCACTACCGAATGTGCCGTCACCTATAACAATAGAAGCAGTTTTTACCTGTCCGTTACTACCCCATATTCTCACATAACCTTGATAAAACCCCGGCTCCGTGCCTATAGCACCTACTTGTTTTAATCTCATTTGGTTATTGTTATAACCGCCTATAGAAGTTCCGCTTACTACATTGTGATCACTTTCTAAAACTAAATCTGTAACATTTATTCTGTTTGCTGTTATTTGACCACTTACAATGTTGTTAGCATTTAAGTTTGTTACATTTACTAAACTTGCGTCTAATGTTCCTGTAGTTATGACACCACCATTTATCTGTGTTATACCACCATTTGTATTTCTTGTAACATTTGAATCTGCTACAAGTATACTACCTGCGGCTACAATAGTTGCGGCACTTACTGAACCTGTGTCACCTGCTACTTCTGTTACAATAAGTCCTTGTGAACCTAAATGCGAAGCATAAGCACTATCACTTGTTTGCCCTGTTCCACCATTAGTTTCATCTAATGTGCCTGTTAGTGTAGAATCGTTATATCCTATACTGTTTAATGCGGCTAAACTACCAGCATCTGTAACTTTAGCAAGTGTTATGTTGTCTAATGATGCTAATGAACCTAAGTTTGCGTTTGAACCACTTACAAAACCTACACCTTGTGCTGTTAAGGCACTACTAAAACTGGTTGTTCCTGTGCCACCTTGTGCTTCTCCTACAACATCACTGGATAACCTTAAACCAGCCGCACTTAAATCTGCTACATAACTGCTTGTTGTTGTTCTACCGGTTCCGCCTTGTGCTACATCTACCACATCACTGGTTAATCTTAAACCTGCGGCATTTAAGTCTGCTACATAACTGCTTGTTGTTGTCCTGCCTGTTCCACCATTACCTACGCCAACTGTTCCGTTGAGCAATGATGTTGCTACACTATCGTTTGTTAATCTTAAACCACCACTACTTAGTTGTGCGGCAGTTATTGTAGCACCTGTTTGACCTGCTATAGTAGTTATTGGTGTAAAGTCCAGTTTACCTGTGCTTATACTGTTAGCAACAATGGCATCTGCGCCTATTGTTCCGTCTGTTACTAATCCACCACTAAAGAAGTTGGTATTTTCTACAAAACTTGTGCCATTATGTATATAAGCCTTTTGAACAGTAGCATCTCCTGTTTTAGTTGCTACAACTATGTCATTTTCTATGGGATTTCTGCCTATAGCAGTATTAAAAACACTATTGCTTGGTGCCGCGGCATTTGTTGTAGTAAAATAGTTATATGTAGGCGCACTTACGGCATTTGCCGCCAAAGCCAAGTTAGCATTTACGCCACTGTCTAAGAATGTTGTGCCAATACTACCTGTGTTTACTATGATATTACCACCACTAACACCTAATACTGGCTGATTACCATCTATAATAGTTATAGGGTTGATTAAAACATTAGCAGTCCAGTTATGAGCACTTGATGTTGTTGAAAAATCACCAAATGCCTCATCATTACCTACTCTTGTTTGATAATAGTATGTGCCACTGGCTAAACCTTTTATAGTAAACTCTACTTCTGTGCCAGTGCCTATTGTTGTAGGTGATCTAAATGTATCTAATAGTTTTTTAGTTGACATATTACTTTGTGTATCAAACCACACTTCTGCTCTTGTGTATATGCCACTTGCCGGTGTATTTGAGTTTACATCAAATGCTGGCATACTTAATAAACTTCTTTCATTGTCTACTGTAGGTTGCGTTGGTGTTCCTAATCTATTGAATAAACTGATATCACTGTTAGGTGCCGGTGTAAACTCTGTGATACTTTCTACTGTATATACATCAGCATTGTATTCCAAACAAGTAAACTCTATGGTAATCATACCATCTTCTGCTTCTTTTTCTACTGTTTGTAATACTCTGTAAAGTTTATCATTTTGTCCATATACTTGATCTTCAAATAGTTTTACAACATCACCTGCGTCTACACCCATTGTGGTATAATCTGCTGTGAATATTACTACTAAATCATCTCTTGTTTGTCTTAGTTGTTGATTTGCCAAATAACTTGCTTGAACATTGTTGTTTACAAACTCCATTCTTATTGTCATTTGGTTATCCGGCTCATTTGTTTCGCGTAAGTTACTTGGTAAGTCTATTGTTACATAGTTACTTTTATCCTTTTGATCTTTATCGGGGAACTCTACTTCGACACTATTATAACCGGCATCTAAGGCAGTTGAACTAAACTTTAAATCACTTATTATGTTATCATCACTAAACTGAAATGCTGAGCCTGTGCTTTCTGCTTTGTTGGCTGTTACACGCCACTTGCCCTGTGAAGGATCGAATGTAAAGAAACTGTTACAAGCAGTTAGAAGCCTGTCTATAGTAGTTCTACAATCTTCTGCTGTATTTACTACACCATTTATTGTGTAACGTTTTTGTGTAGCACTTGAACCACCTGTATCTGTATAAGTTATAAGTTCATCACTGTATGTGCCTAATGCGGCTAAACTTGTGCTGTCTATATCAGCACTTGGTATACTACAACCATATCTTGTGTTTGTTAGATAGTCATTTAACACTTCTTGTGGATTATCTAAACTGTTTGTTAGTTCAAATGTCATTGTGCCTAAGCCTGTAAGTTGTGCCTCGGGATCAAATGTAACTTTTATAACAGCAAATATTGTGCCACTGTTTTTTTCTGTGTTTGTCCAATGATTAACAAGTGTATAAGCATCTACACTACCACGTAAAGCATTAGCACTATCACCATCGCCGTCATATACATATACTTCTACATTGTTAGCATAATCTGTGCTTGTGGTATTGTCTTCATCTATTGTGCTTGTAACATTTGGTGATGTAGCACCGCCATTGAATACTAACTTTTTGTCATTCCAAAAGATATCACCTAATGTGGTTGTGCCACTGGTTTTTTCACCAAGTGTTAGCACATAAGTCATTGTTTGATTGTCACTACTTATTGCGGCATCTGTTATTATACCATTTTGGAAAGCATGTCCATATACCACAGGAACTCTGTATCCTGTATTAGGCGATAACTGAACTCTTGTGCCACTGTTTAAACCTGTTGTGCCTGTTGGAAAATCCGGCATAAGCATTTTACCAACACCTTTACCTACACCATATACCACAGCACCTGTTAATAATGCCGCCGCGGCTTGAGCCGCCAGTATTTGTCCACCAACAAGTGAACCTGCTGTAGTGGTTATTGCCCACATAAAGTAGTTAAATGTCGATGCTATGGCTGAAAATATTGCCATTTATTTTTCTCCAAACACATAGTAAGTCTCTATAGGAGACCAACCACGTTTTTCTAAGTTTATTTTAGGAGAGTTTTCTAATAGTGTCATAGTAAATGTGCTTATGCTACCTTTTTCTTTCATTTCCTCTCCTATTTTAGTGTATTCTTTCAGTAATCTCAAACCCGCACTACTATCTCTGTAGTTAGGGTTTACCCACCATACAAGTTCACTCATTATTCTCATATTTGGCACCCATATATCGGGGGTTACTACTGCCATGAACACACCTGCTATATGTTCTTCTTCTTGTGCTATAAGTAACAGTCCGCCTGTTCTTACAGCATTTAAAACTTTTCTTACATGATGATCATTGTATTGACCTGCTTCTACTTTTAGTTTGCCTAACGGTTGTTGTTCCGCAAACTGTTTTAAAACATCAATAACTGCGTCATCATCTGCCTGTGTCGCATGTCTTACTATCATATCT